ATAACGCCACAGGTACTTCAGGCAGTTGCCCTTGAGGTAGCCCTTGAATGCAACACTAGACATAGACTCTTCAATAGCTTCAATACATTCTATGTTGCCTGTGTTGTAGTGTCGTGGCTTGTTGACATCATCTATAATATCTTCAGCCTCCTCGTGTGCTGCCTTCATCCAAGCCTCTAGTCCTGTCTTTCTAGTTGCTCTGTCCCAAGCTGATGGTGTTGCGTCATTCAGTCTCATGTCTAAACTCCTCTTGAAGTTGTTCTAGTCTGTCGTTAGCTTTCTCACTAAACGCATCTACTAACTCATCTGAGGTTATGTTTAATATCTCTATGATTGTTAGTTCGTCTAGTTGCTTTAGCTTCTCTATTAAGTCGTAGTAAGTGAGAGCCATCTTAGTCTCCATACTTATCTCTCAGATAGTTTATGCTAACTGGAAGCTCATCGCAACCACCGTTAGATACTTCGTTCAACATCCATATACCTGCCCAGCTTCCGTTAGTCTGTGGCGTTAAGTAGTCCTCATCATGCTGGTAGTAGATACCTGAGAACAGTCCTAATAGATTTGTACCATCTGCTTTACGCGCATAGGCTATGTCACGGTCTTGTACATGCCCCATCACACAGCTCATATACTTCTTCTGTAACATTAGTTTAGCAGAGCTAACTGGCCTGCCAAGAACGCCTGAAGTAAAGTAGTGGCAGTAGGCAATGTCGTCAATGACAACAGGTTCCAAAAACGGTACAACTTCAAAGCCCATCTCCTCTAACATAAAGTCTTCGTACTTCAACAGTCCATCTAGCTTTGGGTCTGACTCAATAGCCCTCTCGATACGATGCTCGTGATTACCAAGAGTAAACACCATACGCGGGTTCCACTGCTTCCACTTGTTGCGCTTCAGTCTGTCTTGTTCGCGCTGTATAGGCTCTAGGAACTTACGCATAGCGTTAATCCCTGCGTTGATGTCGTTGATGTAGCGCCTGCCTTCAAAAGACTTCTTGCCTACGTCATAGCTACTGAGGCTAGGCATGTCCCAGTGATCGCCAATGAAAATGATTACGTCAGGCTTCTTCTCTGCTGCGTACTCTCCAGCCCAGCGTAGGTGCTCTGCTTTATCTCCCGGTTTAACTTGTGTGTCTGGTATAACTAAATGCTTAGTCATTTCTTACGCCTCTTACGCTCTGCGTTAGTCTTAGCAGTATGGCACTTGTGACACAGCACTTGATACCCCTGAGCTTCGATGAACATCCTCTCAATGTAGGTGTTCCAATCAATAAAGCCTTTTGTTGGGTCTACTACTGGGTCTATGTGATCTACTGCTGCGTTGTTGCGCCTACGCTTACGTCCTTCTAGCGGTGGTAGAGTAGCTGGAGAGCCTTTGCCGCACTTGGCACACTTGTACATCCCTCTAGCTACCCTAGCCGCTGACTTGACATCGTGCTTTACACCCCACTTAGCGTGAGCCTGTCTGAGTGCAGAGACGATAAAGGAACGGAAACGAGCTTCTGTCCATCTTCCGTTATTTCTTGTCTTCAAGTCTCTTCCTTTTTTTGTACTCACACCATCCGTCTATATCTTCAAAGCATCCTTTTATGCTTAAATCTTTAGGTTTTCTCCACTTTTCATTGGCTCTGTGTCTAGGAGACCACTTAAAGCTATATGGGGAAATAAAGAAATAATCTCCTTTATGGTGAAAACAAACTTGTCCTTTCCCATACGGATACACTTTAGTTTTACCCAGAGACTTTAAAGTATCTAAAGCATCTTGTATTATTAAAGTATCTGCTTCGTCAGTGTAATGTATACTATACTCGCCTACTCTGTTAGTCATTTTTAAACTCCCATATCTCACCTTCGTACCTACGCAGCCAGAGCATCCTACCATTCTCTATCACTCTGTCTTCGTCACCCTCGTACATCTCTACGCACTTATCGTAGAATTCCTGCTCAGTAGTACAGTCCTTTAGAATCTTCTCTGACTTCTTCTCACCAATACCTTTGATGCCCATGATGTTATCAATCCTGTCACCCATCAGTATCTGGCGGTAGAAGAAACGTAAGCCTTCCTCTGGCTTAACATAATACTTACTGTGCTTAACAAAGTTATAATGCCAGCCCGGTATCTGGTCAAAGTCCTTGTCTAAAGAGACCATGATGGCTTTATCACCGTGTAGTGTTCCTGCTATAGCTATGGCATCATCTGCCTCTTCTCCTTCAGTAACTACAGCAGCCCACTTGTCAATAAGGTGTTGGCGCAACGCCTGTATATGCACTGGCTTCTCCTTATTTTTACGATTTCCTTTGTACTCAGCAGTAACGGCATATTCCTTGCGGAAGTTTCCTTTGCCAGTGAGATACAGAACATACTCGTCTTCTTCTTCGTCTACGTTGAGCTGTAACAGAATGTCAGAGATAAAGCCGTCAATGGTGCTGACGGCAGTCTTCTTAGATTCGCTATTACAAGACCAGCCTATGCGATAGACCAGTATGTCTGCATCAATTAATATCACAAGGCTTCATCCATATCTACTTCTACGTGTTCTTCTTTGTTTCCGTAGGGGATCAAGTCAGTGACTACCAGCTTGTACATTTCTGGGCTACGTCCTGCCTGCCCTGCTGGTGACTTCCAATCGTAGTAAGAAAGCACAGCCTTACCTTTAGAGCCGTTACCCACTAGGATGCCTGTAATCTCGTTACTGTCAGTGTCATAGATGCGGATAGGGAACTTAGACTTCACAGTTACAAAGTCTCCCTGACCTTCTTTGTTGCGTACACTAAGACCCATCATCTCCAGAGCTTCTACTGCTGCTTTGGATAGCTGGCACAGGTCTACTTGGAACTTACCAGACATTTTGTTTACTTCTTGCAGGCTGGCCCACATTATGTCTGCGTTTACTGTTACTGGTTTTGCTTCACTCATCTTTATTACCTCTAGGTTGTTTTAGATCACAACTGATCTGTCTATATTATACCATATTTTGTATGGCTTTGTCAATGCGTCTCTGCCCAGTTATTCCCTACTTTGTATTCAGCATCAAGAGGGCAGCGCAGGTCTAATTCCGTTCCTGCATTCCTGATGGCTCGTACTGCTGCTTTGCCTACTACATCAGCAAAATTCTCTGGTACTTCTATCTGAAACTCGTCATGCACGTTAGCGACTAGTTTGTGTGGTATGTCGTACTTCTTTAAAGACTCTGACATAAACACCAGAGCCTGTTTCATTACTATAGCGCCTGCACCCTGTAGTAGCGTGTTAAGTGCTGCGTGTTCTGACCTAACCCGCAAGCGTCTACCGTCCAGACCCGGAAGTGTGCCACCTCTAGCAAACTTCAATACACGCTCTCGTAGCCTAGCCAGTGCTGGTGTGTTACGTAGGAAGGAATCTGTTAGCTGCTGTCCTTCTTTAAAGCCACCGCCTACTATCTGTCCTACCTTAGCTGGCCCTGCACCGTACAGGAAGGCGTAGATAAAGGTCTTGGCTTTGTCGCGGTCAGTGAGTCCTGCTGCCTTCATATTAGCTGTGTGGATGTCACCGCTGAGTATCTCGTTAGTGTAGTTATCATCTCGCATGTAGTGTGCAAGCATACGTAACTCTAGTCCACTGGCATCACAGCCTACTAACTTGTAACCCTCCGGCACACACCAGAATGATCTACACTCTCTGCCATACGGTGCAGTCACAGACGGAATCTGAGCCATGTTAGGGCTATGGTGCGTCATACGTCCTGTCACAGCTCCGTTGGTGATAACCCTGCCGTGTACCCTGCCTTCCTTCTCGTGAGTCAGCCAAGAGTCTATCTGTGCTGCTCTCTTCTGTAGTAGCAGGTAGTCGTATATAGCCTTTGCTTCAGGGATGTCAATACCTTCCAGCACCTTCTCATTAACAATGATAGCGCCCTTCTCAGTCTTCTGTTTAAACTTAACGCCAGCCTCTTGCAACCTCTCTGCAATCTGCTTACGTGAGCCAACATTAAACTCAGTCACCTTGTCCTTCAGTCTCTTCCCGGTCTTCTCTGACCACCTCTCCTCCACTATGGGTGGAAACACCTTCTGAAGCTCCGCTGTTATCGTCCTCATCTTGTAAGTTATGTCTTGCCATAGCGTAGTAGCTGCTTCTACGTCTAGCATGAATCCGTTTCGCTCCTGCTCCACCGTAATGATGTACACCTTCTTTTCTAAATCTACGCATTGCGGTTTAAATTCCTCTCTATTCAGCGTATTAATTAAGTGCTTGTACAGCCTTGTAGTTAATGCTACGTCCTGCCTACAATACTCCACCATCTCATCCGACAGCCCAGCGTCATAATCATGGAAGTCTATCTTGTGGTCTCCAAATCGTTTGCCCCAAGAGTCTAGGCTATGTCCACCCTCAAGAGAAGGATTCCAGAGCCTACTCAGCACTAGCGTATCCTTCAGCTTCTCATTAGGTATCTTCAGCGACCACTGCTTCTCCAGCACCGGAGCATCAAAGCCTATGATATTGTGACCAATAACGCATTCTGAGGCACGTAGCAGAGGCTCCAGAGTCTCAGCAGAGTAATGCTCCAGCATCTCACCAGTCTCAACGTCCTGAGTCACTACTATCCAGATAGTGTCGTGGCTGGTGTTTGTTTCTATGTCCAGCGTAATCAACATAATACTGCCTCGCTGCGTTGTTTTTGTTGCTGTGTTTATCGTAAGGGTTTAGCCTGCTCAGGTCAGCCTTACTCTCTTGAATCGTCATTACCCATGTTCCAATCTTGCTCATATTCTTGGCTCTCCAGTGTTGTGTCTGCCTCAGTACGCAGATCATCTCTGTCAATGGTAGCAATGTCATCAGCCGTGTAAAAGTAGCAATCATTGCACAAATCTAAATACTCTCCGCTGGTGGCGGATTTCCGTGTTGACTCAAAGTCCGATAAATTCTTATTACACGCTATGCATCTCATTTACAATCCCTCTTCTTTGACCTCATGCATTCTACCAGTTTTCTGGTCAAATAGCAATCCTCCTGCTGGCCCTGTAGTGCCACAGAAGCGGTTTTTAAGCACTCTGACGTTGGTGGTGTTCCTCTCCAGAGGGTCTTCAGCTTGGCCGTTACGCTCCAATCCTATGACCATATCAGAGAGCTGTGCAATGGATGCAGAACCTCTGAGCTGTGACAGGCTACTAGCAGCACCTTCCTCGTGGCCTTTGCCGTCAGGTCTCTTCAGGTGGCTGACCATGAACAGGGTGATACCAGTCTCCTGCACCAACATGCGTAGCTTGGTACATATCTCATCCAGCGCCTTCCTCTCGTCACCGTTACTCTGTGCAGACACTACAATGCTAACGTGATCTAGGAACAGGTACTTGGTGTCCAGCGCCTTAGCCATATAACGACATCGTGCTATGATGTTGTCAATGCTGGTGGAGCCGAAGTGGTCGAACATAAACAGCCGCTGAGTACCCATAGTAGACTCAAATGCTTCCCAGCGTTCCTCTTCTGTACTCTCTACGTCAGGCAGGTGTAGTGGCTTGTTAGCCGCCAGTGACATCAATGACAGTGCAGTCTTCCTTGCATTCTCTTCTAGGAACAGTAAGCCAATGTTCTCTTCTGATTCCTTCAAGATATGCCACACTATCTCTCTAACAAACTGAGACTTACCTAGCCCTGAGCCTGCTGTGATAGTGACTAGCTCTGCCTCTCTGATGCCATAGGTTAGCTTGTTGAGGCTCTCCCACGGGTACATCACCGCAGACTTCTCTACTGGCTTGTTCACCTCTTCCCAGAGAGTTGCACCGTTGATAATACCATCCGGTACAAACTTCTCTG